CATTTGGACTAGCGACATGGTTAGAGACCACTTCCCAGATGTTATACCTGACCATTGTCTAACACTAGACTATGAGGATACTCCTGCTTACGCAACTAACGAGTGGCCCTTTGAAGGTGAGGACCCAGGTTATCATGGTGCTGTAGAAAGTCAAACATACCTAGCAAAAAGATACAAGGAAATTATTGAATGTCATTCATAGATCATCAAAACAATGAGGGTGACGATATTAATTGGTTCGAAGATGATGGCACAAATATCGGCATGCTTAACGACAACGGACGTAATGCATTTTATAATAATGCTCTTCGATTAGTTGCCAGTAATAAAACTGTGGTAGACATTGGTGCTGGCACAGGATACTTAACAGCACTGGCAATTAAGCATGGTGCAAAACATGTTACAGCAGTTGAGGCTAGTCCTAAACGTTGTGCGTTCTTAAAAAACATGATGGAAAAACTGGGATATCAAGATAAAGTTACAATTATAAATGACAATTATCTTAAAACTGACATACACTCAGACATTGTGGTAAGTGAAACAATAGGCGCACACATATATAATGAAAACTGGTTACGTCTGTCTGAACATGCTAGAACTAGATGTGAGTACATGATACCAGAAAAGTTTTCAATTAACATAGACTTGTATGAGAACCATCCTATCTGGACTACGTGTATGCAGGAAAGCATGGCGTTTAATTACAACGAAAACAATCATCCAGAATTTGCTGATGCTCTTAACGACAATATGCAACTGGAAGATAGGGGAGAACTTGCAAATACAATACCTAACCTGTTTTCACACTTGCATAACTTTGATGATCTGAGACTAAACAAAATCTGGCAGAGTCCGCCTGTGGTAATAGATCACATGGCGCCTATGGTTATCCCTGAAATTGTAATACCACATCATGTGTTTACTGCACTACCACAAAAACTACAAAGACTTAGCCCTGATGATTGGTTATTCTTAAACTTAAACTGGCATGCAACTTTTCAGACAGCAAGTATGTGGGTATCGGATACTATATGGCAAAATGTCTGCAAGTGCATTGCGCAACCTAAATCTGATTTAAGGATTTACTTTAGTGAGCAAAACAACAAATGGCTATTCCAAAATGTTTAGTAATGGTAGCACATCCAGATGACTGTGTCATACTGGCTGGTGGGTTTATACAAAAGTACAGCAATGACATAGACTTTGACATCTGCTATCTAACTTACCAAAAGAAAGACAGCAGAGCTCAGGAACTTACTAAGTTTTGGTCAGCAAGAAAAATAGCAACAAAGTTTTTAGGTTACATAGATGACTACAGAGACATGGAACAAGGTATAAGTTTTGATACTGCTCAGGCTGAAGCAGATATAAACAGAGTAGTTAAGAATTATGACCTAGTGGTCACGCATGCCAAAGACGGAGACTATGGACATATACATCACAAGTTTGTTCATAACACAGTAGCAAAGACAAGTATACCTAAGGTTTACTTTGCTAACACAGAAGTGTATAATAACAAAATAGTAGAAAAGTCTTGGTACACGCTCGACGAAGTTCCTTTACACAGTGGCGTTGTTAAAGATGAATGGAGTTACCTGACAGGTGAATACTACTACAATATAACAGAGGATGCACAACAAATAATATATGAGAATACTAACACTAGAGAACACAACATTTGAAATGAATGCAATACCTGATGACGTAGGTGATTTGCGTTTCAGCGTATTAGACAACTCGGATCCTAAAGACCCTGATTATTTCTTTATCCCTCTGATCTTTATGGAGTCATTTAATAGTCCAGCTCTAGTACTAAGTATTGGTAATAACATTATTAAGATGCCGGTAGACTGGCAGATACTAATTGGGGAACCAGACTTGGGAGACTTAGAAGTTGTTCCTCTTACAAGTATTAACGACAGGGGGTTTAGTGTTTTCACATTTAATCCTATTAGCAGTTATAGACCTGAATTTCAGCCAGTTGAAGTAGTAGACATCTACCAAGATGTAAAATGGTACTTCCCTAAACTAAAGCCAGGACAGATGTTAGCAGTACCGCTTAGTGAAGATGACAAGAGTTTATGTGCATACTTTGTTAAAGACATCAGTAGACAAAGCGAAGTTGTTAACTACAGTAAAGTATGGTAGACAAGTTATCAATTAAAAATGAAATGGCCATGGTAGATGGCAAGGTCAGAGACTTCTACGACGATCTTACAGAAGAAGAACGTAAGAAGTTTAGTCCTTACTTGATACTAAAGTACACAGCTAATGTAAGTGGTAATCAGGATCTTGCTGAATACTATTTGCGTAGATGCAATGAGACATTAAACAAAGACTTCTTTAATATTAATAAGCATCCTAAACTGCAATGGTTGTGTGCAAGTGCTGTAAGTCCAGGCATGGGCAATACATATCACTATTGGATTAAGGCTCCTAAAAAAGGTGCCAGCGCAAACAAAGAACGTAAGTTCTTACAGCAGATGTATCCTAATGCCAAGGAAGATGAGTTAGACATGCTGGTGGAAATAAACACAAAAGATGATCTTAAGTCACACGCTCGTGAACTTGGTTGGTCTAATAAGGAAATAAAAGATGCCTTTAAGTAAAATTATGTTGGATAAAGAGTTTGAGATAAGTGATACAACCATTAATGGCGAACACTTTTATCAAATAAGAGACTTCTTTGATGTAGAGCACAAAGAGCAAATGATTGCTGATGTGGAAGCATACAAAGTTGAAGGCAGTGGTGAATATGAAGAAGTTTTTGGTAATACAGATTTTTCCATGGAAAAGAACCCTAGGTTCCAGACAGATATCTGGAAAAAGTATTACGATAGATGTTTAGCCGCTGTCGAGGCAGCCACAGGTAAACCTATGAAGTTATGGACTTCTTGGTCAGCGACAGCGTATGCTTCAGATAAACTTGAAAACTGGTGGCACACACATAAAACTGACATAGCACTTGTATATTATCTACAAAACTTCGAACCTTGTCACGGTACGGTATGGAGACCTGAACCTGGTGAAGAGATCATGGTAATGGCACATGAAAATAGTGTTAGTTTCTTTACTGCTGACTGGGAGCATGACGGCACGTTTGGTAAATGGCGAGCTAACGAGTTTTATAAAGAACATCCACGATACGTGTTAGCCGCAGAATATAATTTTATATGATCGAAAAAATTGTAACTAACGGATGTAGTTACATGGATTCATATACTGGTGGGGGCGGTCATTATGATTTAGCAAAAAGATTTGGTATAGTAGCCGAGGATATATGCATTACAGGAAGTGCCAATTCAAGAATACTACGAACTACGCTAAAGCATAGTTATCAATCAGATAGAAAATGTCTTTATGTGCTAGGATTAACCTTTGTGAGTAGGGAGGAACTTCCTATTTGTAGGTGGGATATGTATAGTTCCCCTACAGATCAAGAAGTATGGGAAGGTGCGTGGACTAATCCTCAGAATCAACAGTTTGGTAAGAACAGATGGGTAGACTCCTGGTCGGATAAAGACACTAAACAATGGATAGTATTCAGAGAGAAGTATGAAGATCGAAGCCAGTGTGACAGATTAGAAAACCTTATGTATTCTATGTTAGCAGTTATTGACAGTTTGACACACCGAGGACACAGTTGTATAATATACCAACAAGCAGACGAATGGTGGCATGGCATGACACACCAGGAGTTAGCAAGACTAAGACTACTTGAAAACAATAAAAATATTATTGGAGATTTCAAGTGGTGTGCTATTAGAGAACAACATAACGCTGATGTTAAATTTGTGCCGCACGAAGAACATGTTGAACCAGAATTACGACATCGCTTAGCCGGTGAACATGGGTGGTTAAATGATTACTTGGAAACATATATAAGAAAACATGAGTTACACCTGTAAGTATTGTGACAAAAGTTATCGCAAGGAATCAACACTTGCGGCTCATCTTTGCGAACCAAAACGCAGAGTGCAACAAGAGTCTGAAACAGGTGTACAGTTTGGTCTAAGAGCATACAAACGTTTTTATGAAATAACACAGGGTTCTGCACGTAACAAAGACTATGCAGATTTTTGTAAGAGTCCCTACTACAACGCATTTGTAAAGTTTGGACGTTATTGTACAGGTATACGTGCTATAAACTTCATGAACTTTTGTGAGTGGTTGCTACAAAACAACAAAAAGATTGACCACTGGTGCAAAGACAAATTGTACCAAGAATGGATGTTACCCTACGTCAAACGTGAACAAGCACAAGATGCACTGGAACGTGGTGTAAAAGAAATGTTAGACTATTGCGAAGAACATCCAGAACTAAAGAATGGTATACAGGACTATTTTAGGTATGCTAACAGTAACCGTATATGTCATCACATCAGCACAGGTAGAGTAAGTGCATGGTTAGTGTTTAACTGTGATAGTGGTGTAGACTTTTTAGACACATTAAACGAAGAACAGTTGCAGATAATTTACCCATATATTGATCCTGACTACTGGCAACGTAGGTTTACTGACTTCGTAGCAGACACAGAATGGGTTAAGCAGGCACTCAAGGACATCGGACTATGAAGTTCCAAGCAGATATCGACATAGACTTTGGCGACAGAGAAAAGATATTAGAGCATGTCAAACACATACCTGCCAGCATACATCGTGATGGCGAAGTTGTGCCACACAACACAGGTGTGTACGTTAATAACATACCCAAGCATCCAATTACACGACTAGCAAGTATCGATCACAAAGAAGCAGAGCAACGTGGTTATGTTAAACTAGACTTTCTTAATGTTAGTGTTTACCAACAAATACACAGTGAAGAAGAACTTGATGTGTTAATGAATCTTGAGCCTCCCTGGCACAAACTTAGTGATCCAGAGTTTGTTAAAGACATTATACACATTGGTAATCACTACGACATCCTACAAAAACTACAGCCTAAAACAGTAGACGACATGGCGGCGGTACTTGCTATAATACGTCCTAGTAAACGTTATTTGTTAAACAAAGACTGGGCTACTATTAATCAGGAAGTGTGGACAAAGCCAGCAGATGGCAGTTACTATTTTAAGAAAAGTCACGCCACAAGTTATGCATATCTTGTAGTGGTGCATATGAACTTATTAAATATCTAACATGAGAATAGACATAGATTACATCGTAGATTGTCCGTATCTATACCTTGAGTATGCTCTAAATACTGCGTTTGTGACTGGTGATCTTTCCAAACGTTTAGAACAAATTCATCAAATGCCCGAACGTATTTTTTATTCTGGCAGATACAATAACGAAAACTCAGGCAAAAATAGAATTTGTATTACTTTTACTGAAAATGATTTGTTGCATATAAGTCATATTGCATTAACTACAGTTACAGATCCATCAATATATGCGGGGGGACACAGGCTTGCTATAAACACATACGAACAGCTAGATAATGAGTTTTACAGACAAGACTTAGACAGGTTACTGGGTATAGCAAATGCTATCCCTAGTTTTTACAATGAGATCAAGGGAGTCGACTGGCCTAGTATCAAAACAATTCAAGATTTTTATCTGTTACCTAAAGAAATTGTAGATGAATGTAAAGAGTCCTTCGGTTTCGCTCCTATTCCGGTGTCTAAAGAAAATCCAGATATAGACAAAACTCTACTTCGTAACTATTTTACTTCATACTACGTAGATACGTCTCAACATCCTTTTTACAAACAGATGTCACTCGTAGAATACAGCTCAGATACTGAAGTATATAGGTTTCCTTTCAGTGACTTTTTTAACGCAGATAAGTTTATGTTAAGGCTGGACGAGATAGGTGAAAAGTTCGGATTAGATTATATAGACGACCCAAAAATCCCACGTAACCTTAAAGATATTAGGCATTTGCATGAAGATTTTGTTCGTAGACACAAATTTAAAGACATAAAGGATGTTGCTGATCAGGTATTACAGCATATTCATAGTAAAAACAGTATACCTTTAAAGTTAACAATATTTCAGGAAGCATATATTAATGCTAAACTAGGTGGTGTTATGAATAACTTAACAAATATTTGGAATACATCACAAATATTAGATTGTATTACATAGGTTTTCTTACTAGTGTAATTGCTCTACGTTTTGTGCGTTTTTTGCTTAGATCCTTAAGACTAAGATAGGGGCCATACTTAATAATTACGTCTTTACTGTTAAAAGTTTTAAGTATTGGTCGGTAACGTAACCATTCCTGTTTAATAAATACATTTATAGGTATCATACGGTTAGATTCCCACCACCATGTATCTGCTAGTTCTAGGAACAATAACCTTTCGTCTTTTGCCTTAATTGCCGAATAGTCATAAAGAGTTGTGATAATTTCGTCGTAGTTTTGTATTATTCCTATATAATCGTTACCCCCATAGACAACAAAACTTAGAAAAGGGTATTTGTCAAGAAGTTGTTGGATTTCAGGTTCTAACACAATAAATACAATATGCAATTCATTACCCAATATTTATATAGGCAAAAAATACCTTGCCAAATAGTTGAACTTTTGGAAACTAACCGAAGGACTGTGAGCGTGTATAATAGAGACATAAAAGCCTACCGTGGTGTAGCAAACAAATTTTTAATAGAAGTTAAGAACCAAGATCAGAAACCAATTAATATTAGCAGTAGAGATATTAAACTTAATATCATTAACCCTGAAACTAATTCAGTTTATAGTACAACTACTGCCAGTATTCACAACGCCGCTAAAGGGCAGGCACTTGTAACACTAGATGACAACGACTTGCTAGATTTGCCTGCCACTTACTACAATTACACAGTTGCAGTTACTAGTGGTGAGGGTACAGATGAAATTGCATATTCAGATGACAACTACGGTGTACGTGGCACTCTGCAGGTATTAGACGGACATTATCCAACATTTACAGCATCAACTGAGCTTACTATTGATTCAAGTACAAATGAAACAAGTTATGTTATAAGCGACAAGAGTACCAATCAAGGCAGTAAACTTCACACAGCCGCATTTTATCTCAACGGCTATACAGGTGATATCCTAGTAGAAGGCACACTAGATGATACACCGAACTATAACTCAGCAAATTACTTTACTATTCAAACAAAGTCTTACACTTCCTCAAGTAACGTAGAGTACACTACATGGACTGGGAATTATAGAGCGATTAGATTTGTCCAAGTTGCAACCGGAGGGAGCATAACCAAAATACTATATCGTGGCTAAACGTATAGTAGTTTTTGGAGACAGTTGGACTTATGGTTCTGACTTAGTTGATCCCGCACTTATTCC